GAAGAAACCATCAAGCGTGCTCTCGCAATACGTCATATGGAGCTACCAGTTGGAGAATTTATTTCACAAGGCTTGGAGCGGACAGTCCCGTCAGCAGCGAGGACACTTCTTGAGTCAAACGTTAAAGACGAGGTCAAACATGATCTCGCTCTGGGCTTCATTGTTGACGCCCACGGTGCTGATCCACAGGCCGAACTCGAAGCTTTGAGGTTAAGAGATGCTTGGATTACACACCCTGACCACACTATCACAAAGGCACTCGTTGCAGAGCGAGCTATATTCTTTGTTCTATTACCTATGTTTCGCTTTCTTGGTGATGCTGCTCTCAGAACAGTATCAGCTGATATATCCAGAGATGAACAAATACACGTTGCGACGAATAGTCTCGTATGCGCTGAGTTGGGTCTTATTCCTAGCTCTTCTTTGGATAAGCTTCGGAAGGCAACTATACAATGGGTACTACAACCCCTAACAGAAAACCATACTGATAAATATTTGAGCAAAAAATTTTGGGCAGATGCGAGCGATCAGTTAATGTATCAGGGTAAAGCCCCACAGTTTTCTGACACTAGAGCAGCTCGTATGCCCGCATTTTTTGAACATGCAAACACCAACCTCCCTCAATACGCTTAGTTTCCATTCAGAGAAACTCGAGAAGCTAGTTGAGGATTTGGAATCCAAGTTCGCTTGGTATCCTGTCCACCCCAAGGAGGACATAGCCTCCATTATGTATCGCTCCGGACAATGGGAAGTGGTACAATATGTAAAATCAATTTTAAACGAATAATATGTGTGTATTTAGATCACGACCACCAACCCCTATCGTGTCTCAAGCAGCTGCACCTATTCAGCCTAGAAACCCTGATCTAGTATCAGCTGCTAGATTACCTAGTAAAAAAGAATTACTAGATCCAGACGAGACAGCAGGCGTTGAGTATGGCACATCCGCAAAGAAGGATGACACACGTGGAGCAGCTAAGAGAACAGGTACAGATGCTCTTAAAATTAACATCAACACCGGTGGTGGTGGAGAAGGTTCTGGAGGATTAAATGTATAAGGCAAGAGAAAGATACTCTACGCTGTCATCAGGTAGAACTCAGTTTCTAGACACAGCAGTTGAGTGTTCTGAACTTACCTTACCATATCTTGTTCGACAAGATGACGATTCTCGAGGCAAAAAAACTCTACTCCAACCATACCAGTCAGTCGGAGCAAAGGCAGTGGTAACACTTGCAGCAAAACTTATGCTTGCAATACTACCACCACAGACAGCCTTCTTCAAACTACAGGTAAGAGACGACAAGCTAGGCGAAACACTAGATCCAATGATGCGTAGTGAATTAGACTTATCATTCTCAAAGATAGAGAGATTGATTATGGACTACATCGCTGCATCTAGTGATCGAGTTGTTGTACATCAAGCTTTAAAACATCTCATCGTATCTGGTAATGCTCTTATATTTATGGGCAAAGATGGTCTCAAACACTATCCACTAAACAGATATGTTGTAGAAAGAGATGGTAATGGTAATGTAATAGAAATACTTACAAAAGAATTAGTAAGTCGTAAGGTCTTGGGCATAGCACCCCCACCTAACGAAAAGCCAAACGGCGAATACGGTGCTACAGAAGACGACGCTGAGGTATACACCTGTGTTAAAATGGATGAGAGTAGTGGTAGTTGGAGATGGCACCAAGAAGTGGATGGAATGATCCTAGAAGGTAGCCAGAGCACAGCACCCAAAAACGCCTCACCATGGTTAGTGCTTCGATTCAATACAGTAGACGGAGAGGACTACGGACGTGGTAGAGTAGAAGAGTTTATTGGAGACCTAAGAAGTCTCGATGGATTATCTCAAGCTCTCGTAGAAGGTGCAAGTGTGGCAAGTAAAGTTGTCTTTCTTGTCTCACCATCTGCGACAACCAAGCCGGGTACTCTTGCGAAAGCAGGTAACGGAGCTATCATACAGGGTAGACCAGAAGACGTAGGAGTCGTGCAAGTCGGTAAGACAGCAGACTTCAGTACAGCTGCAAACTTAGCAGCAACTATTGAGAAAAGAATCCTCGAAGCGTTCCTAGTTATGAACGTGCGAAACGCTGAAAGGGTCACCGCTGAAGAGGTACGCCTTACTCAGCTAGAGCTAGAGCAATCCCTTGGCGGTCTGTTCAGCTTGTTAACGGTAGAGTTTTTAGTACCCTACCTCAACAGAACTCTGTTAATATTACAGAGATCTAATCAGATACCAAGGCTACCTAAAGATATAGTTAGACCTAAGATAGTAGCCGGTATAAACAGTCTAGGTAGAGGACAAGATAACGAATCCTTAACTAGATTTATAGGAACTGTTGCACAAACATTAGGACCAGATGCGTTGATGAAATACATCGACCCAAGCGAAGCTATCAAACGATTAGCAGCAGCACAAGGTATAGACGTATTGAACCTTGTACGTACAGCAGAGCAGCTAGAACAGATGAAGCAAGCAAGTCAGCAAGATATGACTAACAAGTCACTTATAGATCAAGCCGGTCAACTTGCCGGTACGCCACTCATGGATCCAGAGAAGAATCCAGAGATAGCAGAGCAAGCCGCAGCTGCATTAAGCAACTTACAACCACCACAGGAATAAATGGCAGAAACAAACACATTTACAGTAGACACTACCCCAGAAACAGTTACATCCCTCGAGAATCTTACTGACGAGGAGCAAGACTCTCTTAAAGTTGGTGAAGAGATTGTCGAACAACAGGAGCAACTGTTAGCAGGTAAGTACAAAGATGCTAAAGAGCTAGAAAAAGCATATGTAGAGCTACAGAAAAAACTTGGTGATAAAGATACAAAAACAGAAACAGCTAGTACTGAGGAGCAACCCGAAGACACACCTAAGATGTCTGAGGGTGCTACTCTCATTACTGATGCTAGTAAAGAGTATTTCGATAATGGTAATAAGTTATCAGATGAAACTCTTGCTAAGTTTTCTTCTTTATCTAGTCAAGATCTTATCAAAGCTTACATGGAGGTACAGGCAACACAGCCACAACAAGCAGCACCTCCCGCTGAGATTAGTACAGCTGAAATTAATCAGATTAAGAACTCAGCAGGTGGTGACAAAGCCTATGCTCAGATAGTAAGCTGGGCTAAGACTAATCTACCAGAAAATCAGATACAAGCATTTGATGAGGTAGTTAATACAGGCAGTGTACAAGCTATACAACTAGCTGTGTCTGGATTAAAAGCTGAATACGATAACGCTAACGGAGTTGAAGGTAGAATGGTGACAGGTAAAGCACCAACAAATAGAGGCGATGTATTTCGCAGTCAGGCTGAGTTAGTATCAGCTATGAGTGACAGAAGGTATGATAGCGACCCTGCATACAGGCAAGATGTTATCGAAAAACTAGAACGATCAGATTTGGAGTTTTAATTATGCCCGGACATTACGGAGACAAGAAAAAGAAAGCCCCTGCGAAGAAAATGTCAAAGGGACTAGCCGCACTCGCAAAAAAAAGACCAAAAGTTGCGGCTGCAATCATGAAAAATAAGAGGAAAAAATAATGGGAAGTAAATACAGTAACAAACCTGTTAAAAGAAACGACCCAAGTCTAAACCTTGAAGGCGGTTCACCCGGCAAAGTATTTAAAGCTCCTAAATATAAGCAGCTATCGTTACCTATCCGCCTTTCTAAAATGAAACAAAAAAGTCCTGATGGACCAAACGCATAATGGCTGTAAAGAAAAAGAACGTCAGTCTCAAGATGGGCAAACACAAGTCCAGAACAGGGGGACTGACAGCAGCCGGTAGAGCAAAGTATAACAGAGCTACCGGCTCTAACCTCAAGGCTCCGCAGCCCGGAGGAGGTCCACGTAAACGCTCATTCTGTGCTAGGATGAAGGGTGTTAAAGGACCAATGAAGAAACCAAACGGCAAGCCTACACGTAAGGCTCTTGCCCTACGTAAATGGAAATGCTAATGGCACACACATATGATGAAAGAGGCAGGGTTACTCGCACTATTAGTGAGAGAAAACAACTTGCACAACTCGGACCTGACTATGAAATAGAGAGAGACATTCTAGACGCTAGACAAAATAAAAAAGCACAGCAAGATGCAGCTGAAGATATGTTACTCGATGCAATCAGAAAGTCGGGCGGTAAAGGAAAGAAAAAAGGTAAAGTCTAATGGCTAAACGAGGATTGTACGCAAACATTCACGCCAAGAGAAAGCGGATTGCCGCAGGCTCTGGTGAGAAGATGAGAAAGGTGGGTTCTAAGGGCGCTCCCACCGCCGCTAACTTTAAACGGGCAGCGAAAACAGCAAAACCTTACAAGAGAAAAACTAAGAAAAAATGATTACCAACGAATACGGTAAGAATAACATCTACCCAAACGAACCACCCATACAATTATTACCCCCAAGAAAACTAATGTCACCAGAAGCAGAAAGATTTAATGGTTGGGCAGCAATGCTCGGCTTCGTAGCAGCTGTAGGAGCCTACGCAACAACAGGACAAATCATACCCGGTATATTCTAATGGCAGCTATCTCAGTAACAAGAGAAAGCCAAACTAGCAACTGGGAAAAGTTTTGTCAGTGGGTTACAAGTACAGACAACAGACTATACGTCGGTTGGTTCGGTGTACTTATGATACCCTGCTTATTAACAGCAACAACTTGTTTTATACTAGCCTTCATCGCAGCACCGCCTGTAGACATAGACGGCATACGTGAGCCAGTTTCCGGCTCGTTATTATACGGAAACAATATTATATCAGGAGCAGTCG